TCACGAACGCTACGCTGAATACCGTCAGAACGGTTACTTCGGTTTCCATCGCGCGGATAGTCACGTTGTAAACTCTGCTGCAATCAAGTATGCGGTAAATGCTTAATTTTTAATTCTCCTTTCGGTTCGGGGGCCAGATAGTTTTATTAGCTGTTTTACTATCTGGCCCTATTTTTTCAGGGGTCAGCAATGATCTTATCAATTCTCACACAACCATATACTAATATGCCAGTATCTTTAGATGAGATGAAGGCGCATCTGCGTGTCACAAGCACTAACGATGACGATTTCATCTCTTCTCTGGTTCTGGCTGCTGCTTCGTACGTTGAAAAAGCAACCGGGCAAACTACTATTCAGACGCAGTATCAACTGACGTTATCTGACTGGTGTATTGAATATCCGGGGGCAACTTGGGTTCCTACTTATGGCAGTCCATACGGCCAGTATTTCTACGGTCCCGATCCTGCTTTAACCAGCCGGGGCGAAATGCTGAAAGTAAAATTGCCACGATTTCCGCTGGTGTCTATTGACAGTTTCACCGTTGATGCAGCGGCTAAAACTGACTACGGTATTCTCTCAACAGCACCAGCAGTTTTAAGAGTTCATACTACCCCGCGCCCAGTCGCTTATGAAGGTGGGATAATTATCCAGTTCACGGCTGGTTATGCAGCCCGCGAAGGCGTTCCAGCAACGCTGAAAGCCGCTATAAAATTGATAGTTGGCCTCTGGTATCGCAACAGAGAAGCCGCAACAGATAAGCCGTTGTCAGAAATGCCAATGGGTATTTGTTCGCTGCTGGACATTGAAAGTTATAATCAGGTGGGCTAATGAATAAAACGTGGATACAAAATAACATATTTAACATCGTCCAACTATTGGTGCTGCTGGCAACAATGGGATACGGCTATGGGGTTCTGCATTCACAGGTGGAACAGACAGCGCAGCGTCTGGACGAGATGAAAACCAGAATAGTTATTCTTGAAACAAAGAATGACCAACTGGCTACTGTCATGTTGATTTGTCAGCAGAATACAGCAGCCATCGAGGAACTGCGGAAGATAGTCAGCAGCGATCATGATCTCATTATTCGTCTGGCTTCGTTGGGAGTAAAACCATGATTGACAGTGGGGAACTATGTTTTCTGGCAACTCTGCTTCAGCCAATCAACACACAGGATGCTGCTGGACAGGTCATAACGGCTTATACAGCGGCTGGAACTGCGTGGGTATCTGTCAGGCCGTTATGGTCCAGAGAGTCACAGGCAACGAAGGAACTAAACATTCTCGGGGGCTTCAAAATTACTGGGCGCTATATTGATATGGCTTCAGTCAATGCCCTCTGGCGTTTACAGGTGGATGATGGGAGTGGAAATGCGACTTTTACGATTTCTGATTTTCAGGCATATCCTCAACAGGATGAATGCTCGATAGTAGCCGTAAAACTGTTGAACGCTGCGGTTCCTGTCACAGTTGTCAGCGTAGCGCTTATATCCACCAACGCATTTATCACCACGTATCGCTGGACATTCTCTGCGCCTATTGGTCCCGGCTACCACACCCCAGTTGGCTTCAAGGTCAATGGCCAGAACAGCACCGATTTAGATATTGCATCATCTACAACCCATTATGATTTGCATTATGTTCCTGCGATCAACCCAACCACTTCAACGTGGACTGTCACAGATAACAACAGCAGCATCATTTTCCAGAACCTGCAAACCGCAGCAGCGGGAACAGGAACAACAATATGAGATCGAATATCAAAGGCGCAGAAGCGCTTATGAAGAAACTTCAAGACCTTGACACCAAAATGGCCAGACAGATTGCCAGAGACGCAACCCGCGAAGCCGCGAAGGTTATAGCAGCCGCAGCCAAAGCAGCGGCACCAGTCGCCTCTGGAGCAACCCAGAAGGCCATTAAGGTCAGAGCCCTGAAGCGTTCCAGATCACGTATAGGCGCCAACGCCATGCTGGGTTCTGGTTGGTTCAAAGGCACAACGTTCTACGCTGCGTTTCAGGAGTTGGGATACCAACTGAAGAACGGAAAGAAGATGCCGGGGAAACACTGGTTTAAAAATGCGTTCGAAAGCGCAAAGGGACAGGCGGCAGAAGTGTGGAAGAGCACAATGGAACAAGGCATAAAGGATGCTGCTGATGGTCGCTGAAGCAATATATAAGATTTTAACTACTGATGCTGGGGTATCAGCCCTCTGCGGGATACGTGTTTGTCCAGATATTTATCTGGGGAACGTTCAACCCGCAATCGTTTATAGCACCGTGGAAAGTATTAAAACCCACGCGCAGGGTGCTACCTCCCTGAAGTTTTATACTGTCACTATTGAATGTTCAGCCTCAACGCTTATCCAAGCCCGGCAGGTATCTGCTGCGGTCAGAACCGCTTTAACAGTGGCTGCTGGATACTATGGTGGGATAACCATCAAACGCTTCAGGATGAATGACGGCGATACCGATGGAGAAACTATAGACCCACAGGTTGGGGATGAACAGACGGTTCAATACACCACGAAAACAGAATACTACTTGACTTGCTATTAAAAGGATAACACATGGAACTAACTACACTTGGCAGCATCTTCCAATACTCTGCTAATAACTCAACCTCTTGGACCACAATTGGTTCAGAGCCAACTACTTTGGACTGGTCCGGAAGAACCACGCCAGAGATTAAGAACCATCATGGCGCATCAACCACGCAGACATCGCAGCCATCAAAACTGGATGACAACGGTGAACTGACGCTGACCGCTTATTTCTCTGCTTCTGAAGCATCCACGCTATCTGGATTCCAGACGGAGCGCCCACGCACGATGGTCAGAGGTTTCCGCATAATGTATCCAGACGGAACAACTGTAGGAACGACTGGCACAACAGTCAGCGGGCTTGGCTATGTCAAGTTCTTCCAGATTTGCGGCGGTATGTCATTCACAGGCGAAGAACAAATCGCCGAATACAAAGTCATCGTGAAGTTGAATGCTTCTGCTTACTCTTCTGCTACTTAAGGTGAACAATGTTTCTATCTGTCACAAAATATAAGCAGTTCAATATCCGGGAATGCTCTGCATACGATGTAGTCCAGTGGATGAAGTCGGTGGACGCTGTAGATAATGATCCCTTTGCGAGAGAGAAACTTCTGGCAATCGCGCTCATTAAGGATGATGGCACGCCATTATTTGCTGACGCTGAAGTTCTCTCTAAATCCATGGGCGCACGGCTGGTCGCTGAACTCTGGAAGCAGACATCAGCGTTAAACGGGATAACAGCGGGGTCAGTAGATGCCGCAAAAAAAGATACAGATCAGACAGACTCACCCGGCTGATATTTGATCTTGCGGAAACAATGGGGCAGACAGTTGAAACAATGCTGGCACGAATGCCAGTCAGCGAGTTAAACACCTGGCTCGCCCGGTATGAGGAGATAGGGACGCCGCAGGAAAGATGCATCTGGCAACACGCTGAACTATGCTACTGGATCTTTAAAACCAGTAGTCCAAAAAGCAACGTTAAGGTTGAAGATTTTCTTCCGCAAAGTCCAGAGGATACAGCGGAAAAGGAAAGAAAAAAGCAAGAGTATATCCAGCGTATTAAGGGTAAAAAATGAGTTTAATAGGAACGTTGGTGGGATCAGTAATTGCTGAAACGTCCGGCTGGACGAAGGGGCTTAACGATGCCACGAATGAAACGAAAAAGTTCAAGAAGCACAATGAAAATATCTTCGAGTCAATGAAGAAATCTATCGGGAAGCGTTCTAACTTTGGTGAAGCCGCTGACATACTTATGGGTGGTGGAGCGGTAGCAGTCATCTCTGAAGTTGGGAAGAAACTAAACGAAGCAGCGCATATGGCGCACGAATTAGCGATCCAGTATCAGGAAGGGAAAATCTCCGCTGGCGAAATGTTTGATAAACTCGCTGATGGTATTCCCCTCTTTGGACAGTTCTACCAGTTTGGAAAAGAAATCGGGATGATGTGGGAAGAGTGGGACAACGGCGCTGATAGCGCTTATCGCAAGGAACGCGAAGCAACAGCCAACCTAAAATCACAACTTGAATACACCAAGCAACGCGCCGAGTTCTCCAAAGATTACAACGGTTATCTGGAACAAGCCGGTCAGACGATCCTGAAGAACAACGGGCTCTGGACGCAGGAGATGGAAATCAGGAAGCATGGAGAAGAAGAAAAAGCCCGTCTCACCGAGATCATCAACAACACCACAAACGCCAAAGCAAAAGAGGCGATGAAAAAGCAGTTGGCAGATATTGATTCTGTCACGGAGAAACTGGTGCAAAGCGATAAGGACAAGAAAGAGAAACCTAAAGCATACTCTGGTGGAGGAAGCACGGGAACATCATTCAGGAATAATGCTCCGCTGGTTTTCCAAGGTTCTACCGCTGATCCGATGTTGGATACCACAAAAAGCATCGATAGCAACATTAAGAATGTATCTATGTATCTCCGCCAG